GTGATCGGGGCAACCGGCGGCGGGTCTGCAACGCTAACCGAAGAGGATGCGGAGCGGCAAAATGCTTTCTGCAAAATGCGTCCGTTAGGTTATCGCAAGGGGACGCCGGTCATCATTGATCCGTTCAAGGGAGTTTTTTAATGGATCCCGCAATCACCGTCATTCTGAATCTTCTCTACGAGGCCTTCAAGGCGCTCAAGAAAGATAAGCTCGAGGAATTCGAGAAGGAGTGGAAAGAAGATGAACAGAAGTTCCTCAAGGCGCTGGCGAATGATGATCGCCTTACTCTTGCTGAGCTTTGCTCTAAGTACGGCTACATGTAAACGCCCGGACCCGGTCTTTGTCCCACTGGACACGAATATCCAGCGGATCATCGAAGCGAAGGACTTTGACTCACTTCTCGCACTCTACTTCCAAGTTCTCGGGAAAGTCCGGCTCCTTGAGGTTAAACTCAAGGAATGTGAGAAGGGGAAGAAATGATACTCCTACCCATCTTCATGCTCGCGGCGCAAACGGCCTCAGAGGCTATTCGGCATGGCGATCCCGTCACGTGGCCCGCGGTAGGGCTGGCCGGAGTCGCCGCCGTCGGCTCTTGGCTTTCGATCATCTTCAACAACCGTAAGTGGAAGGCGAGCGGGAACTGCGCCACGAAATTAACCCCAGCGGAAAAGCCTGGAACGGGCAAGAAGTGTCAGGAGCATGGAGAAGCGATCTCGGGCCTCGTCGAGTTCAAGGACAATACCGGAAAAGCGCTTGTTCGCATTGAAGGCAAGGTCGATCTGCTTCTGGGGCGGAAGGGGTAAGAATGAAAAAATCTTCTCCTCGCCGAGACCTATTCCCTAAGGAGTTCCTTGTTGATTTGAGCGCGACGAGAGCGGCGAAGCGGTGCGGATATTCTCGAAGGACGGCAAGACAAGCGGGAGCTCGCCTGTTGTCAAACGTTAACATCCAGAAAGTCATTCGGGACCTGATGAAGGAACGATCGAAAAGACTTGAGATCTCTGCTGATGAATGGCTCCGAGAACTTTGGCTCATTGGCCGTTCGGACCTTCGAGACTATATCACGATCGATAAAGACACCGGCGCGATCAGGGCCAAGGGTTTCGAAGATATGCCTAAAGGAACATCCAGGGCCTTGGAATCGATTGAGGAAAATCGGACGATCCGCGAATCCGCGGACGGAAAAGAATCGAATATCGTCAACGATAAGGTCAAATTTAAGACACATTGTAAAATTCCCGCCTTGGAACTCATCGGAAAGCATCTCGGGTTCTTTAAGGATACCAAGGTCGGGATCTTCGGCGAAGTCAACATTAACGCCAAACTCTCCCTCGCCGACTTCAAAAAATCCATGAAGGGGGTTGCCGGTGATTGACGTCGAGACCCGCACCGTCATGACCAATTTCATGCTTGAATACCGAAAGGACCCCTCGTTTTTTTGTGAGCATGCGCTAGGTCATCTCACTTGGTCAAAGCAACGCGAAATCCTTCAATCCGTCCGCGATAACGAGAAGACCGCCGTCAGGTCCAGTCATGGAGTTTCCAAGACGTTCAGTGCAGCCGAACTCGTCGTATGGTTTCTCAACTGTTTCGATAATTCAAAGGTCGTCACGACCGCCCCGACCTTCACCCAAATGAAAATGCTCTTGTGGTCCGAGATTAACGCGATCTATGCCCGCAGCCGCTTCGTGCTCGAAGGCGAATGTCTCATGACGGAGATAAAGTCCGATGATGCGGACCATTACGCCATAGGCTTTTCGACAGACAAGCCAGCCCGGGCCGAGGGATGGCACGCGCCAGCGATTCTGTTTATCTTCGATGAGGCGAAGGGGATTCCTCAATGGCTCTGGGATGCGGTCCGCGGGACCATGACGGGCGGACTTTGTCGATGGTTAGCGATTTCCACGACGGACGGTATTCAGGTGGGGGATCAGTATTGGAAGATTTTTCAGGGCGATAAAAGCGACTGGAACAGAATCCATATTTCGGCCTTCGATTCACCATACGTAACCGGAGAGAAGTTCCGGGGGATCGACATCCTGGACCTCATGCGGCCCGACAGGTTCAAGCGGACATGGACGGATTCGGCCGGCATATCGATTCAAATCGCTACGCCGAAATACATTGCAGACAGCAAGAAAGACTGGGGCGAAGACTCAGTCCTCTACCAGACGAAAGTCCTCGGGGAGATCGTTGATGCCGGGGCGGATTCGATCATAAAGCTCAGCCAGGTCAATCAGATGTTCACCAACTGGGACAAGGCGGATTTCAACGGCGACGGAGCTGACGAAGGCGGAATCGATGTGGCTAGAGGTGGTGCGGATGATACGGTATTCAAGCATCGCAAGGGAATGAAGCTCATTGATTCTAAGACGATTTCAACCGCAGGTCTTCCCGAAAAAGCCAAGCTCGTTTATATCGCGGACGAGGCCGAACGGTTCTTTGCCTACAACAAGAATATGCGAATCAAGATTGATGACACCGGAGTCGGCGGCGGACTCACGGATATCCTTCAGGCAAGGGGATATAACATCGTCCCCGTCTGCTTCGGCGGTGAAGCCAGCGAACCGGACAAGTATCCCAACATCGCATCCGAGATGTGGTTCGAGGTCGGGAAGATCATCCAGGAAATCGCATGCCCGAATAACGACCGGCTGATGACGGAGCTCGTGAATCGCAAAAGTAAGGGATTGGATAAAAAGGGCCGCCGGGTCGTCGAAAGCAAAGATGACTACAAGGCCCGAGGGTTCCGGTCCCCAGATGACGCCGACAGTTTCCTGCTCGCATTCTATGAGCCGAAGGAAAAATTCGGCGCATATTTCGGCTTCACCAAGCATGAGGTCTATTGATGCGAATACTTGAATTCATCCCCGGGGTGAAGGAAGTCGTGGCGCTTAGAACCGAGGTTAAGCGGCTGCGATCCGTTCAGGAGAACATGCTTGTCGCTGGCGACGAGGAGCGGCGGGCGAAGTATAAGGGCAATAGTTATCAGACATACGATAAGGCCGTCACGGAAATCTCAAGGAAGTACCAGGGCATCGCCGACTGGGGCGTCTTGCAGACGGGGAACGTCATCGACCTGCGGGCCGCGTTTACCATCGGCCAGGGCCTGAAACTCACGGCCAAGGCGGAAGACGCCGAAAACGAAACGGCATTTGCCCAGAAATTCATCGAGGACAACGGCCTCGACCACGAACTCGCCCAGGACCTGGCAAAGGAGGCGGAGATCGAGGGCAAGATGCTGATTAAGTTATTTGCCGAATCAGTTGCCGATCCGAATGATGAGGCCAAGAAGTGGACGAAGATCATGATTCGGTGGGTGAGTTGGACGCAGACGAAGTACGAGATTAAAACCGACGCGAACGACTACGCGAAGATTGAAAAGGCGACGTGGAAAGAGGAGGGAAAAGAGGCCGCGACCCTTGAGCCGCCGGCCTTCGTCTATAAGAAATTCGGTGGGCGTCTAAATATGCCGAACGACGCCATGCCGCGGGTCGGAAAGTGCCTGACGCAGATCGACAATCTTGATAAGGCGCTCCGGGACTGGCGTGAAATCAATCGGCTTTATGCGGCGCCAACGCCGGACTTCGAATGTGCTGATGCGGCCCAAGCTAAGGTAATAAATGAGGCCCTTGACAAAACGAACTGGAAGATTGGCAAGGCATTCGCGCATACCGGAAAATTCAGCTATGTCCAGCCGGACGCCTCCGGCCAGCAGGTCATTGAAAATGAAATTATAACCCTGATGAAGATGATATCGGGGACGACGGGCGTCCCGATCCATTTCCTGGGTGCGCCGGAGCTTACGACGAAGTACGGCGCGGCGAATGAAAGCCTGCTCGAACTCATCGAGGCCTCGACGTCAAAGGAGCGCGAAATCTGGAGGGGCGGATACCAGGAGCTGATAGCAAAGGCAATGTTGATGTGGAATGCCGAAGTTAAAATTGGGACGCGACTCGACCCTGCCAAGGTTGGCGTTGAACTCGTGAGGATTACCCAGGCGCAATGGGATCGCGTTCAGTGGGTTTATCTGCCGATGTTCTTGGGTGGCGCACTCACGCTTCCGGGACTGCTTGCCCAGGTGCCCGGATTTGATGCGGAGGCCGAGAAAAAACGGCGCGACGAGGAAGA